AGAGGAATAGTAAACAATCTGACTCCAATCGGTCAGGGTGGCGTAGCCGAGGTTGCTACCTCATCTATCACATTTACAGTAAACTCCGCAATAACAGTTTCATCATCGGCACCATTTTAATTAAGGAGTAACAATGGCAAAGCTAAAGATAACAAGGGCTAATGGTGAAGTATCAGAGCACAAGATAACACCAGGTGTCGAGTACGCTTTCGAATTGAAGTATGGATCAGGTATTAGCAAAGTCTTGCGTGAGCACGAAAGGCAAACCGAAATATTTTGGTTGGCTTATGAATGCTTACGCAGGGCTGGTGCTCAGATACCTTTGTGGGGAATTGAGTTTATTGACAGCCTAGAAACTGTCGAGGTACTAGACGACGAAAAAAAATAATCCAGCGGGATTCGATCCTTTACAGCATCGCACAGTTGAGCGTAGAGACTGGGATACCGCCTAGAGAATTTATTGATATGGATAGCGAAATGTATAGCGCAATTATACAAGTGCTAACCGATAGAGCTAAGGAGATTCGAAATGCCAGTAGAGGTCGTAGGCGTTAAGGATGTCCTAAAAGGCTTAAACTTTATTGATATAGATATGCGCAGGCGTGTTGTCGCAGCTGTTGATCCTTTAATGCGTGGCGTGGCTACTAAAGCTAAAGGGTTTGTCCCAGGCAATACAGATGTGTTGTCAGGCTGGTCTAAAGCTAATGCAGGCACAGGTAAATTCCCTAAGTATGATTCTGCTATAGCCAGAGCAGGTATTGGATATAACCCTGGACAAAACAAAACATTTTCTAATGGCTTTAAGGTCTATAATTTTGTTTATAATGCCAGTCGCCCTGGCGCAATTTATGAGGTAGCAGGTCGATTAAACCCACAGGGTAGAGCACCATTTGAGTTTAGAACCTCTAAAGGCGATGGTGGCACATATACATTAAAGTCACCTAGAAGCAAAGCATTAAGCGAGTTTGGATCAAACAACCCATTCGCTAGCCAGCAATTTATAGCTGCATTACCGAAGGTAACCTCACAGCCTAAGTTTGAAGGTGTAAGAGCTGGCAATAGAAAAACTAAAGGCCGTTTGGTTTACAAGGCCTGGGCAGAAGATAGTCCTAGAATTTACCAGGCAATTAAAGATGCTATCAATGCTACTGCCACACACTTTAACAAAACCACACAACAGAGGGTTGCATAATGGCCAATATAGTCGTCTCCGCCTTAGCCACCTTTAATGGCAAAGCACTTAAAAAGGGTAAGAAAGAAATATCCTTATTTGAGCAACAAGTCAACAAGTTAGGCAAAACCTTTGCTAGTGTCTTTGCAGCACGCAAGTTATTACAGTTTAGCAAGAATGCTGTTAATGCGTTTATGGCCGATGAGAAGGCCGCTAAGTCTTTAGAAGTACAATTAAGAAATACAGGCTACCAATTCAGCGCACCAGGTGTTGAAAACTACATAGGCAACCTACAAAGATTAACAGGCGTATTAGATGATGAACTGCGCCCAGCATTCCAGCAATTACTTACAGCTACAGGGTCTATTACTAAGAGTCAAGACGCCTTACAAACAGCGTTAAACATAAGCGCAGCAACAGGCAAGTCTTTAACCGAAGTAAGCGCAGCCTTAACACGTGGCTTTAGCGGTAACACCACAGGCCTAAGCAGATTAGGTGCAGGCATAAGCAAGGCCACGCTAAAGACTGGCGATATGAACAAAATTATGGCCGAACTCAACAAAAAGTTTTCAGGTCAGTCAGCAGCTAGATTAGATACTTATGCAGGCAAGATGGGTCTGCTCACAGTTGCAACTGAAGAGGCTAGAGAGACTATTGGCAAAGGTTTATTAGATGCGCTGTCACTATTAGGTAAAGACACCAGCATTAGCAGTGCAACAAAGTTAATGGATGACTTTGCTACCAGCACAGCAGATGCAGTAGTCGGTATTGCAGTATTAGTTAAAGAATTGAAAAAATTAGGCGACACCAAAGTCGGTGGCGTTTTATTTGATGTTAAGAATATCCCAGTATTGGGTGCCTACCTTGCTGGATTCTCAGAGATAGGCGCAGCACAAAGAGCACAGACAGCACCATCTAATCGAGAAGGCAGATCAGCCAGCCGTATTTATTTGGATCAATTACGCAAAGAATCTAAAGCCCTACAGACAGCAACTACCTTACGCAAGCAAGAAAACGCACAATTAAAGGCTAAGACTGAGGTTGACAAATTATCAGAGAAGTTTGACACAGACCGCATAGGCTTAATGAAGGCATTAAATGAAGCTACAGATGCTGAGACTAAATTACGCCTACAAGCAAAGATAGCAATACTTGACAATAATGAGGCTTTGGCTAAGAAATACAATGCTGAGTTAGAAGCTAGTGCAGCGGCTAAGACTTTGGCCGACAGCGCTAACAATGCCGCTAATGCCCTTAATACTTTGCCTAGCAAGTACGATCAAATCTTTAAGAATGTTTATGAGCAATCATTATTAATGGGCAGTGCTGTCAGTGAAGCTAGAGCACTAGCTGGTATGTCTTCAAGATTACAGGCTGAAGCCGATGCGTTTTATGCTGGCACTGGTCGCTATGCAGCACCACAACAAATGCCATCACAGGCAACAACCAATGCCACAACCACTACAGTTGTGCCACAGGTCACAGTCAACACAGGCGCAGTATTAAGTAGTGAGCAAGATTTAACTAAATATGTACAAGATGCAGTAGCTAGAACATTAAAAGGTGGCGGTGGTTTATCACCTGCTGGATCGTTGATAGTGTTTCAATGACAGTTCCAGTAATTAACGCCACGATTAATTTTTCTACTGGGCCAAGTACTGCCCAGGCTATGCAATTAGATATTGGCGTATTAGGCACAAACGTATTGGCAGATGCCGTAGCTGTAATTGTTGACGTTTCAGATCAGATCAACTTTATACAAACGAAAGTAGGCCGAGATCCTCTATTCGATCAATTCCAGACAGGTCAATTAACATTACGCATAGTAGATCAGAATGGCGACTTTAACCCTACTAACCCGACTGGCCCTTATTATGGCTTATTAACACCTATGAAAAAGGTCAGCATATCTGCTACCTATAACAATGTTACCTATCCTCTATTCTCAGGCTTTATTACGAGCTATGTTAACACTCAACCTAAAGATGCTACAGAGGTTGCATACACAACCATACAAGCTGTAGATGCTATGCGCCTGGCTTACAATGCTCAAATATCTACAGTAACAGGAGCCAGTGCTGGCGAATTATCAGGCACACGAATTAACGAGATATTAGATGAAATCGACTGGCCAGCAACAATGCGCCAGATAGATGCAGGGCAGACTACATTACAGGCAGATCCAGGCACAGCACGCACAGCTCTAGGAGCGATGCAGACTGTTGCCCAGTCAGAGTATGGTTCAATATATGTAGGCTTTGATGGATCATTTATATTCAAAGATCGCCTAACAGCCACAGCTTCTATAGGTGGCACACCCACAGTCTTTGCAGATGATGGCACAGGTATAATTTATGCTAACGCAGCCTGGAAATTAGATGACACTCTCATTTTCAATTCAGCCCAGATCAGTAGGGCAGGCGGTAGCGTTCAGTCAGCCAGCAACCAGGCAAGCATAGACAAGTACTTTATCCACTCCTATAACGCCCAGGATTTACTAATGCAGACAGATGCCGTGGCCTTAGATTATGCCAGAGCTTATGTGGCTAGCCGTGCTGAGACTACCATCCGATGCGATGCTATCGAATTAGACCTATACACCCCTAACTACACCACAGGCATAGTTGCTGCCCTTAACTTAGATTTCTTTGATCCCATCACAGTTATCACCACGCAACCAGGGGGCTCAAAACTACAGAAAACACTACAGATATTTGGCGTTCAAAACATCATCACACCCAATAGCTTCAAAGTGGTGTTTACAACGCTAGAACCTGTCATAGATGGGTTTATAATAGGCAACGTAGATTACGGGGTCTTAGATCAGAACGTCTTATCTTACTAAGGAGAAATTATGCCAACCTGGCCAGGCACGACAGGTGATGTAGTCACCAGCACGATGTGGAATGGGCTACCAGCCTTTACAGTACAAACTGCTAAAACAGCAGATTACACAGTAGGTAGTGGTGATGAATACCAACAATTAATACCTATGAACAAATCAACTGCTGCCAATTTTTTGATACCAACAGATGCTACATATAACTTCCCAATAGGCACAGTTATCACAGTATTAAATCAAGCAGCAAACGCAGTAACTATTAAAGCAGTAACATCTGGCACTACAACAGTATTAAGTGCTGGTACAGTTGCAGCTCAACCAACCCTTGCACAATATAAATCAGCAGCTTGCATTAAAACGGCTGCTAATGCTTGGTACATAGTGGGGTCAATTAATTAAATGTTAAATGTAATTACAGGTGTAATCGCTGAACAGACTTTACCAACATTAACTGTTGATTATTTAGTTGTCGCTGGCGGCGGTGGTGGATCACGTGGTGGTGGCGGTGCTGGTGGATACAAAACCTCTATTGGTGGTTCAGCATTAAGTTTGCTTGCTAGTACAAATTACACTGTGACTATTGGTGCGGGTGGTACTGCTGCAACAACAGAAGCTGGTGGTACTGGTGGTAATTCAGTTTTTGACACAATAACATCTAATGGTGGCGGTGGTGGTGGAAATAATGCTAATGGCGTTGCAGGTGGTTCAGGCGGTGGCGGTGGTGTTGGTGGAACTAGCGGTGGTGCTGCTTCACCTTCAGGACAAGGTAACGCAGGCGGTAATGGATTTTTAGTTGTAGCAACTGGAACTGCATCAGGCGGTGGTGGCGGTTCAGGTGGTGCTGGAGCAAATGGTGCAACAGGCACACCACCAAAAGCAGGTAATGGTGGTTTAGGAACTTCAAACGATATTACTGGCTCAGCTGTTTTTTACGCATCAGGCGGTGGTGGCGGTACAGATATTACAAATCCAGCAACAATTACAGCAGGTACTGCTAGTGCAGGCGGTGGCGGTAATGGAGCGCAAAATGCTGCCGCCAATGCTGGTAGCGTAAATACAGGCGGTGGTGCTGGTGGTACTGCCGATCCTGGGGATAAAGCAGCAGCAGCAGGTGGTTCAGGTATTGTCATTTTGCGTTATCCAGATTCTTTTACAATTACTTTCGGTGGTGGCGTGACAGGTACAGAGTCATCGCCTAGTGGTGGATACAAACGTGCAACAATAACAGCTGCAACTGCTGGAAATGTGAGTTGGTCATAATGGCACATTATGCTTGGTTAGATGAAAATAATGTAGTTGTTAATGTAACTGTTGGCGTAGATGAAACCGAGTTAATTAATGGGTTAGATACTGAAACTTTTTATAGTCAAGCAACAGGGCACAACATAAAGCGCACATCGTATAACTCCAAAATTAGAGGTACATACGCAGGTATTGGATATACATATAATCCCGATGAAGATATATTTATAGCACCACAACCATATCCATCCTGGGTTAGATCAGGTTCGTTCTGGAATGCACCAACGCCACGCCCTGAAGGATTTAATTGGACTTGGGATGAAAAGACATTAAGTTGGATCGAAATTGAAGCCTAAACTATGTGCAGCTGGTGTGCAGTTAAGAGATCAAATTGATACGTGGTTTCCGGATAGGAGTACTAAAAGTCCAGAAGGATGGCTGGGCGATAGCCGTCACTCCGCCAGAAAATCGGATCATAATCCAGACGCAAACGGGTGGGTACGAGCAGTTGATATTAATTCTAGGCTGGAGTCATCCGATAGCCTCGCACCTTATTTGGCTGACCAAATCAGAATCGCAGCCAGAAAAGATAAACGTATATCATACGTCATCTACAACGGGCGAATATGCTCGAAGATATTAAATTGGAAATGGCGAAAATACAGCGGCATAAATCCGCACAGAAAACATATTCACTGTAGTTTTACAAAGCTAGGCGATACCGACGGAAGGCCGTTTGATATCCCATTAATCGGAGGGAAGATATGAAGATCAGCAAAAAACAAAAGGCGATACTAAAGTCATACGCACGTGGCGTATTGGTATCATTCTTAACATTCTTAGCAAGTAATGAGTTAGGTTTAGACCCAGCGGTGTCTGTAGTAGTTGCAGCATTAGCAGGGCCAGCAGCTAGGGCTTTAGACAAATCCGACAATGCTTATGGCATCGGTGCTAGTGAGAAGTGAGTCCTGCAGAATGGGCTGGTTTTGCCGCAGGCATCACAGCCGTATTGGTCGCTTTCTTTGGGGGTCTCCGCTATCTTATTAAAGGATGGCTTTGGACATTAACACCTAACGCTGGATCATCACTTGCAGATCGTTTAGCAAGAATTGAAACACGCCAAGAGGAAATAATGCGCATTTTGTTAGACAGGAAGTAGCCTTTACTTATGGCAACTAAACGCAAAGCAAAGAAGAAGCCTATGCGTAGGCGCAGGACTACTAAAGAGCCTGTACTTACAAAACTAGATTTCTGGGCAATAGCAGCCAATGAGGTTTATATGGCTTGCCGTAAGTCTGGAATGGATGAGGGCACAGCTCTAGCCTTTGCGATGGATAGGTCAAGTTATCCAGACTGGATTGTGGACACCAAAGATCCTATTAAGAATCCACTTGACGATTTCGATGAGGATGACGATTAAGCGTTACCTAGTAATCTCAGATTTGCAGGTGCCTTATCATCACGAGGCAGCTGTCAAGAATGTTATCAAGTTAGCAAGGCGGGAGAAGTTTGATTCTGTATTGGTGGTCGGGGATGAGATTGATTTTCAGTCGATTAGCAAGTGGAGCGAAGGCACACCTCTGGCTTATTCAGAGGACTTACACGCTGATCGTGAGCTATGCAAGCAGATACTTTGGGATCTCGGTGAGTACAGTCCAGAGATGCACATTATCCGCAGTAATCATACTGATCGCCTATACAATACTCTCCTAAAAGTACCTGGGTTAATCAACCTACCAGAGCTGCAATACCCTGCCTTTATGGGTTTTGCTGAGATGGGTATGACCTATCACAAAACCGCCTATGAGTTTCACGATAATTGGGTGCTCTGCCACGGAGATGAGGGCAATATGAGCCAACACGCTGGAATTACTGCGTTGAATTTGGCTAAGAAATTTGGTAAATCAGTTTTGGCTGGGCATAGTCATAGGCTGGGCATCAGTGCCTATTCAGAGGGCGTAAACGGCCATTACAGGGCTTTATATGGCGTTGAGGTAGGTAACCTTATGGATCGCAAAAAAGCCGCTTATATCCGCTATGGAAGCGCAAATTGGCAGATGGGGTTTGCTATACTAGAAGCCAGCGGTAAGACCCTGACACCGACCCTGGTGCCAGTAAATAAGGATGGCTCATTTACAGCTTTAGGCAGACATTATGGGGCTTAATACAGAGTACGTCGAACGCACTATCGATGACCATATCGATGACTTCGATGATATTAACGTTATCTAATCGTTATACAAAAAACGCCCTAAATCATCCACAAAGTCGTACACAGGTGCAACACTATGCCTGTGCCACAAAGTATGTGTGCATAGATTGGGCTACAAATGACTATGGAACTAGCAATATATTTATTTATAGGACTAAGTATGGCGTATTGGCTGGTGCTAATGCGTATTGATGATATGAAGCAAACGCACTACTGGCGTGGCCGTAAAGATGGCTGGGATATGCACCGACGCATGATCCAAAACAAGGTTAAAACCGATGAGGTCTTTGACTATGACAAAAACTGAGAAGCTGCTAGCCGATGTTGTCGACTTGGTTCATACAAGGGGATCGGTCTATGGTCACCCTTACACAAACCATAAAAGGATCAGTGACCTCTGGTCGGCATACCTCGACCATCCAATTACACCTAGTCAAGTCGCATTATGTATGGCGCTCGTCAAGGTTTCTAGGCTTAGTGAATCTCCAAAGCACGAGGACAGTATCAAAGATGCACTTGCTTACATTTCGATATACCAGACAGTCCTCGAAGCAGAGCTTGATATTAACTACACGTGGGGACAAGACTAATGGCATTTAACTTACAAGATTATGAAACAGTCGAGAGCCGACTGGACAAATGGTGGAAGGATTATCCAGATGGAAGAATTACAACAAAGTTGGAAGAAGCCTCAACTTCCAGATTTATTGTCAGCGCACAATTATACAAAACAGAAGCAGATGCCCAGCCGTATGCGACTGGCCTTGCTAGTGAAGTGGTTAGTGATCGGGGTGTCAATTCAACTTCTGCACTGGAAAATGCTGAGACTTCAGCGATCGGCAGAGCGCTTGCAAACGCAGGTTATGCAGCTAAGGGTAAGCGGGCTAGTCGAGAAGAAATGACAAAGGTTGCTACATACTCACCAGCAGGCAGCAGAGCAAGAGCTGTTGAAGATGTACTACGCCAGTCATTTGCAGAAGATAAGAAAGAGCCAACAGTGTGGTCAGTTGGTGATGCAGTAGAAGCTATACCGCTGCCACCTAAGCAACAAGAATGCAAACACGGAGCGATGATACTTAAAGAAGGCACAGCCAAGACAGGCCGTCCGTTTTTCGGGTATGTATGCAGCGCACCTAAAGATCAACAATGTGATGCCCGCTGGCACAAACTCACAGCTGCGGGATCGTGGTATTGGGATGGGGGTGAATAAATGGGATATGTAGAAATTATTGATGGCTCAGGTTATCAAGCACGCCTCGAAAACGACAAGATAACCATAGAGCCAACTGATGACAAATGTATGGCCTGTAATGATGACAGGTTATTACACGATGGTCAGTATTTGGTTTGTACCCAATGCCACTGTAGGCAATAAGGAGTTTATCACAATGCACACTAGATTCAAATGTAATGGCTGCAATAGAGATACTGAATTCCTATGGCTAAACAAGATAGACACGCCAGAAGGATTTAGACCCTATCAGTGTATGGATTGTGGGTGTGTAGGCGTTAAAAACATAGCAGAAGCTACAGATATACCAGATAGCGATATCAGCAGATGTGATAAGTGTGGCAGTTGGAAATTCAATACTGCGGTCTGTCACACTTGTCAGTTGATTGGAGCCAAGTAATGCCTACCTATGAATATAGCTGTAATGAATGTGGCACCTATGGATCAGTGCATAGATCATACGATGATGACAGCGTGCCTATGAGCTGCCCAAAATGTAATTTACAAATGTCAAGAATTTATAGCGCACCTGGGCTCATCTTCAAAGGTGGTGGCTGGGGGAAGAATGCCTGAAGCAACGCCTGAAGATTGGGCACGTCAAAACAAAATGCGCCAAGAATGGTTGGCTGCTAATCCAGATGCAGAATATGAAGGTTGGATGTCCATATGACGACACGCCTTCTGACCTGCGGTTTTGTTAATCGATTTGACTTCATATGCTAGGCTCTAGTGAAGCAGTGGCTCACAAAGCCACAAGGCGAGCCCGACAGGGAAAGCTCGCAAGGTGCTGGCTAGTTGGGATCGCTCTATTCATAGTTAATCTTTGCTTTGTAAAGACTAATTCCGTTGCAGCTGATAATTACAAACCTACTCATTACAAGCAGTACATACTCATACAATTAAATGACTTTGAAGAAGCTTAT